CTACTCCAGTGACTCGATGGACTGATACTGCGTGCGTGATAGCGGCGGGGTCTGGCCTGGGTCGGTAACGGTGTGGTCCTGCAGCGATACGCTGATGACGCGCGTCCTGTAGTTCCGCGATGTCATGCTGGCGGCATCCGTCGCCATGACCGAACCGTCGATAGCCCACTGGATCGTGCTCGGACCATCATTCACATTGACGACGCTTGCATTGCCGATCAGCGTGCGGCGCGTAAGCTCGACCCATCCCTGCCCCGCGTACTGCCGCTCAAGAGCTACCACCGCCGCAGTCTGGCCGCCGCCGAGCGTGATCTTGCTGGCGAAGCCGTTGTATACCTGCATGGCGTCATAGGCGAAGCGCCCCTGCACGGCCACAACCTTGCCAGTGCTAGCGTTCATGCCCGTCTCGACCGTCGCAGAAGACGACACCGTTGTGTTGCTGTTGAAGAAGCGCAAGACGCCCTGCAGCACCTGTCCGGCGAAGTACGCTGTTCCGTTGACGTCGATCCAGAAAACGGCATTAGCTTTGTTTGCGGCGCCCGCCCCGACGTTCGGTCCAGCGTAGAACATGAGGTCTCCGGAAGCGCCAAATCCGTTCCCCATGATGACCTGCGTGCTAGCACTCCAGCTTCGGAGGTAGCCGTTCTGCCACTCCATACCGTTATTCGCGCCCGCCGGCGACATGACCCGGAATACATGGGCCATCACGTTGAACTCGGCGATGATGCCGTTGTTGATCGACTGCACGCCGCTGATGACGTTGCCGGCGGTCAGGTACACGCCCCAGGTGGCTTTGGCCTGGGTGATGCCCAGCTCGTTCACGGACACGCGCGCGTCCAGCGCGGTGGTGGCGTTGGCGTTGGTGGTGACCTTGCCATCGAGCGTGGTGATGGACGACTGCACGCTCACCAGCTGTTGGCTGTGCGATGTGAGCGTGTTGCCCTGGCTGGTCTGGGTCGTCTGCAGGTTGCTGATCGCCGTGCCCTGCGCGGTCTGCGTGCCCTCCACGTTGCCCACCCGGCCGGTAAGCACGGTGACCCGCTGGGCCTCAGTCGTTACCTTGCCGTCCACCTCCTCCACGCGGGTGTTTGTCTGCACCAGCGCCGTCGCCGTGGCACCAGCCAGGACGCCGGCCTCCTTCGCCAGGTTCCGGTTGTTGGCGTCGATGGCGTTGAGCACAGATTGCTCTGCCTCGTACGCATCGCGCCACAGGTCGCGCCACTTCTGCCCGGCTTTGGCCGTCAAACTGCCGCGCACGCGGATGCCGAGGCCCAGCCGGCCGCGCAGTGCGGAGGCGACAGCAAGCTGGCCGATCACGTCCATGCCGACGCCGGCAACGCCACGCATCGGAATGCTCGAAATCAGGCGGCCGGCGGCCACGAACTGCATGCCGGCGCTGCCCTGGAGGCGCTGGGCCGGCGACAGGATGCCGAGCAGGTCGATGCCGAACAGTGCCGCGCCGCGCAGATTCACGGCGCCCGACAACGCGCCGGCGACGCCGATGGACAAGACAGTCCGACCGATAGTGCCGGCCTGGGTCAGCGAGCCGGCCAAGGCGAACGAGAGCCAGGTCTGGCCGACCATGGGCACCACCGGCAGCGCCGCCCCGCCGGTGCCGACACCAAGCGAGGTGGAGCCGGACACGTCGAAGTAGCGCGCGCCGTTGGCGCCCAGCGCCCGCACGCTGCCGCCCGGCAGGCGACGGCGCGCGCCGTTCGGCAGGATGCGGAATACGGTCATGCGGTGGGCGCCTCGCGCTCGGCGTGCAGGTTCACGACGTACTGCTTGATCAGCTGTACGACTTCCAGTCCAGTGATCTGCTTTCCGTTGACTTCGAAGCTGCGCGCGGCGAAATCTCCGACCAGTTCACCCACCATGCCGGCCGGGTCCATGCGCACGAACTCGTCGTCGTGGTACTCCAGCGTCTGCAACTCCAGCGACACAGAGCCGGCGGCCTGATCGACCGGATTTGCTCGGATGCGGATGTCAGCCGCGTAGACCTCGCGGCGGATCGTTACGTTCGACTTCTCTTCGATGATGATTGCCATGGTTTCCTCGGTTATGGGGAGTAGCCGTCAGTCCAGAAAAGAGCAGATGCCTCTGGCGCTGTCTGTCCAATTCTGCGGATGGAAAGCCGCATCCTTCCTCCGTTGTTATGCCAGCGGATTGTCTTGTTCGATGCGCCTATTCCGACCCAAGCACCGCTTGTTCCGCCGAAATTGAGGGCGCTTCCTGAAACAATCTCAGTCCTGTACTCGTACAGGGAGCCAACCCCCGCCGTTTGGCCAAGCGCATACCACTGACCAGGCGTGAACTCGTTCCCGGCCAAGTGCGTAACGCGAGAAAGCCGCCCATCCGCCCATAGCGCCATCTCGTACCGGAAATATGTCTCGGTCTCTCGAAAGTACAAAGGGGCATCAGTCAGCGCGACGAGCGGCATCGATCTCCCAGGCGCAATCATCCCGATGTTGAACATCACGCACTCCCGAAATCGCCGAACAGCAACCACTCGTTGAGGCCGGTCCGCTTCAATCCCCACGGTGCGTTCTGCCCGTCCGTTGTTGCAGTACGGTTGGAGCGCTTGCGCAGCGTGACGCCAGAGCCGGCCACGAACGTCACCGCACCGGCGCCCCACTGAGCACCCTCCAACTGGATGTCGTCGGGCCATGCCACCGCCGACTGTGGCGGGATCGTGATCGTCTGGGCGGTCGCGTTGTTGCAGCGGTTGAAGCGGTTCATGTTCGACAGCCCGAGCGTGGCCGCGGAGCCCGTGATTTCCACCGACGCCGCGCCGCCGCTTTCGAGCGTGAGCTGACCGCCGGCCAGCGACAGCCGCATGCCACTGCCCTGGACGACCTTGCCGAGCACGTATGCCGCGACCTTCGCCGCGGACACGCGCCACCAGCTGTTCGGTACCGGCGGCTCGGCCGCGGGATTTCCGTCCGGCCGCTCGAGTTCCAGCATGTCGGTTTCGACCAGCGCCGACACCTCGTCCATGCTGCCGATGCTGTATGCAGTCTCGTCAGCCATGCGTCACCTCCAAAGCTTCAGGCACGGGAACTGCCCCGCGAGGACCGTCATGGGCTCGTCCACCGCATGCTTAGCACCATCCAGCGTGTAGCCGGAGATCACGACATCGCGCTCCACGGCGGGAAATTCGATGCGCTCGGCATCACCGGTGACGGTTACGCGTGCGACGGCGCTCCCGTTTTTGTCGTGCAATACGACCTTCATGGCTCACCTCAAACCGGCGCAGCAGTGGACACGGCACCGGTCATGTCGCCGGCCTTGAAGCGGAGCTCCTGGCCGACAGCCACGGTCACCGGGTTTGCGAGCTTGCCGCGCAGCAGCACCTTGCCGGCGCCGGTCGCGCCATTTCCGATGGTGAAGTGCGTCAGCACCGCGCCGGCAGCGCCGGTCACCTCGGGGAACTCGATGGCGAGCCCGTTCTGGAAATCGGCGCCGGCCACCGTCCAGTCAGCCGTGTCCACCTGCTGGCGCGCGTAGCCCGTATACGCGGCTTCGCTCGTCGCCTGGGTGCCTGCGGCACCGGTGTCCGCAGTGTGCAGCGCGATGTAGGTAAGGCCGAATTCACTGGTCTTGAACACGGCGTTCAGCAGGTCGTTTGCGAAAGCGTTGGATGCGCTCATTGTGTTCCTCAGGTCAAGTTAGTGTTGCCGCTGGTGTCGTCCCAGCGGGTTGGGGATGTGAGGGTGTCCATGTAGGCTGCGAGGCGGTCCAGCGCGTCGTTGTAAGCCGCCTTCTCGTCCACGACTTCGGACAGGTCGGCTTGTGCGTTGATGCCGTGGCGGCGGTCCATCAGGGCGGCGAAGTCAATGCGCAGCTGGGGCTTCTCCACGGGCGAGATGATCTCGTCGTCATCGATGGCGTCGATTCGGGCGCGCTCGGCCGCAACGGCCGCTTCCCTGGCTGCGCGCTCCGCGTCGATCTGCTGCTGCCGCTCCTGCGCCTCGGCCGCGATCTGGTTGGCGCGGTCCTGTGCCTCCTTCGCGTCGCCCTCGAACCTCAGCCGGTTGGCTTCATCGATCTGGCGCTGCAGCTCGATCAACCACTCGGTGAGCCCCTCCGGGTCGATCTCTTCGATGATCTCGCCAAGATTGGGGCCGAACGTCCGTTTCACCGTGCGCATTCCGTCGGACAACTGCCCGGCGGTGTTGCGCGATCGACATGCGATGGTCCACTCGCCTGCCGCCGGGAGCACGCTCTCGAACGGCGCCGTGTAATACCCCGACTCCCCCAGCGGGGTCATCGTGTTCCAGTCAGGCACCGGGGCATTGCCGGCCGTGTAGCGGATCTCCACGCCCGCGAAGTCCGGCGAGCGCATCGTGTCCGCCAGCCAGCCCCAGGTGTATACGCGGACGCCACCACTACGCTCGACCACGTCGAACAGATCCACCAGCACTGGAGGGAGCCCAGCCCCCCCGGTGGTGTAGACCGCCTGCACTGCAACGCCGGCCTCGCCATCGGGCGAGAACGGCCGCACGACGATGGTGTACGTGCCTGGCTCGTTGATGCGCCACGTTGCCGTCCGCGTCACCGTCTGGGCCACGTCCTGCAGCTCGCCGCCGGCGCCGGCCGCGCGCACAACCGTCGTCCCGACCGGCCCGGTCACGTCGAACGTGGCCGTCAGCTCGGTGAAGGTGGTGTTTCCCTGGACGATCTGGGCCTCGCTGATCCTCAGGTTGCTGGCCACCGGCCGGGTCTGCAGGAGCGATTGATTCGGCGCCGGGATGTAGTGCCCGGTCAGCACGTAGTCCCAGAACTCCGGCCCCTCCGGCACCACCCGCACCGCGGCGCCCTTCAAGTCCGGCTCCGGCTCGATGCTGGTCACGCGCACCCGGTAGCCCGGCGTCTGCCGGAAGTCGTAGACCCAGATGGTGTCGTGGGCCGGGTTGTCCGGATCGGCGCCGGGGATCGCGGCATCTGCCGGCCACGGATCGGCCAGCGTGATGCTGTTGCTCGTGCCGCTGAACGGCTGCACGCGCAGCACCCGGTACACCCTCTCTCCCGGGATGCGCACCCCGATGTAGGCGTTCCCGGCCGCCGGCGCCGGTACGGGCTCGTCCAGTAGCAGCGTCATCGCGCCGCCGGTACCGCTGGCGCCCTGGACACGCCCGCCATAGCCCCACTGCGTGAGGTCGTGCTGTAGTGCCAGCAGCGACAGCCGCTGGTAGCTCAGGTGCTCAATGTCCGTGCTGTAGCCGATGTCCTTGTACTGATACAGGTGCTGGGCAAGATGCCAGCGCGCGGCGCGGGCCGCGTGCTGCTCCGTGCTCACGCCCTCCCCTGATACCTGAGCCGGGTTGAGCATGATGTCTACGCCCGGCGCTGGCACCCGCAGGGTCTTGGCCTGCCAGTCGGTCGAGTCGATGTACGTGTACTCGATGCCGTCCGCGGCGTTCGCCAGCGTGTAGTCGACCTGGAACGTGCCCTTCTTGATCGTCGGCATGGCGACGACGCCGGACAGCGGCTGTTCCTGAGCTGCCCAAACCACGCCCAGCCGCCCACCGGCCCAGGTGATCTCGCCGAAGCCCGCGCGCGCGATGGCGGCCAGTACGTCGGTGTGGCTGCGCGCCTCCTTCACGTAGAAATCGTAGGTGTAGCCGTTGGCGGCGCAATGCAGGGAGAACGCCTTCCACGACTCGATGTCGATCTGCGCGTCCGCCAGCGCCATGCCCGCCAGCAGGCGCGAGCCGGCCCAGATGCCGCGCGCGTACGCCAGGCACTGTGCTCCGGGATTGCTGCTCTCCTTGGTCACCCACGCCGTGCCGGTCCACTCCGGGATCGGCGCCGCGAAGGCGACGCCCCGCAGCTCGTCCGGCGTGCCATTGAGCTGGCCGGTGGCCTTGATCCGCACGCCGCTGCGCGCGATTCCGGTGTAGTCGGCGTCGTCCGCCTGGACCGACGTCAGCTGCGTCCACTGGAAGTCGTTCTTCTGGGTGTTCTTCCCCTCGTAGTTGCCCTGCCCCAGCATGCGCACGCGCACGTCGTACTGCCCGCGCGCGACATCCCGGGCCAGCGTTGCCCGGCGCACGTCGAACCGGTCGGAGCGGAACGTCTGCGACGCCAGCGGCTGCCAGTTCGTCGTGCCCACCGGGCGGTACTGCGCTTCGACGGTCTCCGAGACGTAGTAGCTCTTGCCGCTGGTGCCGGTGCCGCCCAGGACGTATTCCAGGTTGATCTGGATGCGCACCGTGTCGGCGCTGGTGGTGCGCTCCACCCACGCCTTGTCCTTGGTCAGCTCCGCGCCGTCGATGGTGTCGGCGTTGCTGTACAGTGGGATGGTCTGCTCCGGCATCTGGCTGTAGCCGGCGTGGTAGACCTGCACGCCCTCGTAGTTCGACAGGGGCGTATCGCCGTTGTACAGGGCTTCGATGCGGCCCACGTTGATGCCGGCCGACAGCAGCAGCCCGAGGAACTGATCGTTGCCCTCGTACCAGGTGTACGGCTTGCTCAACAGGTCCGGGGTGATCTGCGCACGACCGAACAGCAACGGGTACGGCTCGTATAGCCGCAGCTGGTTGCGCGCGCCGCTGATCGCATGCACCGGGTCTTGCTGCCGGTTGTCCACCTTCGGCTGCTTTGGTGTCAGCACCTTGTTGATGAGCATCGAGCCGGCCATGTAGACGCCGGCGGCAGCCAGGGCACCAAAGCTGCCCGCTACTGCCCCAGCCCCCCACATGCCGGCCGTGGCCGCGCCAAAGCCGAACGTGAAATAGGTCAGGGCCAGCACGGCGACGAGAGCAAGCGCGGAACGGCCGACGCCGCCGCGGACCTCGATCACCTGACCCTGCTTCGGGTAGACGTGGTGCCACAGGTGCCGCTCGACGGCACGGCCGCCGATGCACACCTCCCACCGCTGCCCGTCCAGCTCCGGCACGTTGCGCTGCAGGATGGCGTACAGGCTCTCGCCGGCGCGCGCCTCCCACACAACGTTCCGCTGGCCGTCCAGCATCAGCGGATGCGGGGTCACGATCAGCTGGCCCGGCCCCAACGGCGGTTGTTGCATCACGCCCATGCGTAGTAGCCCTCGATCCTGAGCCCGAAGTCGGGCAGCTCACGCACGCGGTGCAGCACGCTGCAGCCGTTGCGCTCGTTCGTGTGGAGTACCCAGCCCTCGTGGGCCAGGAAAAAGAAAACCCCGGCATGGCCGGGGCGCTTCTGTCCGTGTTCGATCATCAGGACCAGGTCGCCGTCCTGTGGCGTGTCCGTTCGTCGTCCATAGGGGCGCGACAGCTCCCCAAGGGCCGCTTGCCCGTCAACGCCCCGCGGTCGCCGGCCTGGAAGCTGGACAGTGCGGCCGAACAACGCCTGTTGGACCAGCACCACCAGGTCGGCGCAGTCGAACTCCCGCTCGTCGTACGGGATGGCAACGAATCGCTCCACGTCGGCCAGGCGCATCAGAACGCCCCCGGCGCGGTGAATGGCGTGTACCGCAGCCGCACAGCCTGCTGGCGCATGATCGCGTCGTAGCCGCACTGCGCCGTCGCCGTCCTGGCGTTGACCGACACCTGCGTCAGCGGCAGCAGGAATGCGCGCTCGATGACATTGGGGTCGGCCCGGTCGCTCAACAGCAGCCGGGCCATCACCACGTCACCGGGCAGCAGCCGTTCCAAGTCCTCCGTGATGCCGCGGCCCACGTTGTCCATGGTCAGCACCGCCCGCGGCGTCTGGCCGCCCACGTCGCTGGGCAGCTTGAACCCGAAGGGCACGCCGACGTACTCGATGCCGTTGCTCGTCCAGTTCTGCGTGTCGTTGACCAGCCGCAGCGTCTCGCCGAACGAGGGGGCGGTGATCTCCAGGAACAGCAGCGTTCCGGCCGTGTCGGTGACACGCTGCCGGCGCTCGGTGAAGGTCGTCATCGCTGGTACTCCATGATGACCGTCCGGCTGGCGATGTAGAACGCCGGCCCCAGCGGGACGAGCGTTCCGATGCTGCCGCCCTCAAAGCGTGCCGTGATCGTCGCACCCGTCCTTGGGTGCTTGATCTGGAACCAGCCGATGCGCTTGATGGTGTCGAAGTACCAGGACTCAAACGATGCGATGTCCGCCTTCTTCCGGAAGAGGATCGTCGCGCTCACCTTCGCCATGACCTGCGTGTTCAACAGGCGCTGCTTGGGTACGCCCCGCTCCATGTCGGTGCGCTCCACCGCCGGATCGAACGACTCCGTGAATCCATCCGCCAGGATGTGCGCGTAGCTCGGAAAATCAGCCAAGTTGATCCCTCCATCCGTATCGGCTCTTGCCGGCCTGGGCCACCCTGCCGCCCGAGGCCACATCGTCGGCCACTGTGTCGAGAATGATCCGGATCAGCTGGCTGCCGTCCGGCTGCTGCTCCGCCGACGCCGTGGCCTTCACCGGCTGCCCCTTGTTGATCACCTCGACTTTGACCGACGCTGCACCACCGCCGGCGGCGGAGACGCCCAGGCGTCCGTCCGGGCCGCGACGGAGCGGCATGATCGCCTCCGGTCCCGCTTCTCCGAACACGCCGGCACCCTTGGCGAACGCGAACAGGTGCGGGCTGTCGTACACCCCGCCGGAGTAGGCCGACAGGCTCGGCGAGTTGTAGGCGCCGCCCTTGGCGTTGGGAATCAGCTGCCCCATCAGGCCCGCGGTGATGCTCTGCGTTCCGCCGCTGACGAGCGCATTGCCCGTCGCAGTAGTGCCACCGAACAATCCCGCCAAGGCACTGGCGAGCGGGCCGGTGATGCCCTGCCGCACGGCGATGCGTGCAAGGTCGGCGATGATCGAATCGGCAAGGTCGGAGACAGATGCCTTGCCGGTCTTGACGAAGCGCACGATGGCATCCTCTGCGCCCCCGAACGTGGAGGCGAACATGTCGCGCGACTGGCTGGCTACGTCCGCGACCGAAGCAAGGTAGTCCTCCAGCGCGGCATTGGCGCCCACGCGCCAGTCACCCATAAGGGCCAACCGCCGCTGCTGAAACTCCCTCTCCGCCTCCAACATCCGTTCGCGGCTCGCACGCAGCTCCTGTTCCTGCCGCCGCCACTCCTCCGAATCGGCGGCCACACCCCGGTCGCGGATCTGCTTCAAGCCCTCCTCGTACTCGCGCTGGATGTCCAGCTGCCGGCGCAGCATCTCGACGGCATCACCGCCCCTCCCGTAGGACAGCAGGTCGATGGTGTTGGCACGAAGCCGGTTCTCCTCGGAGACCCGAATCTGCGCCTGTAGCCGCTGCAGCTGTTCCGTGGCGCGCGCCTCCTTCTCCTTGGCGTCCACCAGCTCGCCGGTCGCGTCCAGTTGCTTGAGCAGCTGGTTGATCTCGGCGCGGCGCTCCGGCGCGGCCTTGGCGCCCAGGTCGAGCAGTTCCTGTTCCACCTGGACGCGCAGGCGCTGGCTGGTCGTCAGCTTCGCCTCCGCCTGCAACTGCTCGGTGTTCAAGGCGATCTGCTGCTTGATCCGCTGTGCCAGTGCCACGGTCGGGTCGGTCGACTTGCGTCCCTTCGACTCCGCCTCGGCAAACCGCTTGCGGGAGGCCGCGATCTGCTCGTCAATCTTGGCCTGATCCAGTCCCAGCTTCTTGCCGGCCTCCTGGATTCGCTTCTCCTCGGCCTGCTGCTTCTCGCGCTTACTGAGGTTCTGGCCGACCCACCGATCCCACTCCTCCTGGGCCTTCTTGCGTTCCTCTCGGGCCTTCGCCTCTGCCTTGGAGTCGACCACGTTGTCCCACGTCGATGTCACACCAAAGGATGGAGGGCCGCCCGCGCTCACTTTCCCACGCAACCACTGCTTCCCAAGTGCATTCAGCAACGTGGCACCGCTCGACGCCCAGTTGTCCGGGATGAGGTATGCAAGCTGCCCCTGTGCGATCCCAAGTTGACGGAGGCCGCCTGTAGCGCCGCCCTTCCCGCCAGACAAAAGAGACTCCGACGCCCTCTGCTTCTCGATCAACTGATCCAGCAGCTGCATGTAAACGCCAAGTTCGCCCCAGGCATGCGTTGTGTCGTCCTTTACGTCACGCCACCAGCGAGACAGAGAGGAAAGAGTGGCGTCGGCCTTGGTGGCAACGTCGTCCAAGTGCTCGCCGTAGATGCGCACACCCTCGGCCGCAGCATCCTGTGCCCGCCCCTCATCTTCCAGAGCTGCCACACGCCGGAGCTGGGTATCGGTTAGGAAGTGCTCCGTCTCGTTGAGCTTCAGCAGGGCTGCGACTGGAGACTTTGCGATCTCTTCAAACTTGGCGACGGTCTTGTCCACCCCGTCGCCCATGGAGGACTGCATACGGGCGGATGCGCGCGTGACGATGTCGAACTGCTCACCAGCAAAGCGTCCCGAATTGGCGACCGCCATGATGGCGTCCGCGGCTCCACCGCGCGAAACCCCCTCAAGCGCATCCAGGTTTGCGATCAGCTCTTGGAAATCGCCGGTCAGCGCGGCGGTGCTCGCGCCAGTTCGGATGAGAATGCGGTCGAACTCGGCCTGCTGTTCGGCTACGGTGTATCCGGCGTAAGCCAGTGCCCCGAGGGCACCCGCCGCGATGGTTGCCGGGTTGATCATGGCGGCGAGCTGGCCCCCGAGCGCTTGGGCTGCCGGCACGAGGCCGCCGAACATGTCCTTGAGCTGGCCACCCTGCTGCAGGAGGACCGTCATCGGACGCTGGCCGCCCTGCAGGGAGACGAAGATGTCGGTGATCTGAGCCGGCGTGCCGCGGAGCGCGGCGGCCTGCTGGGCGGCGCTGACGCCGTACTTGTTCAGTTCGGCGCTGGCCTTCTTTGCCGCGGCCTCGCCGGACGCCAGCTTCTTCACGATCTCGTCCAAGATCGGGCCGCTGGTGCGCAGCGAGGCGTTGTAGGCCAGCTGCTGTGCCTTGGTCATGCCGAGGGTATCGGCCTGCCGCACGAGCGCGTCGACACGGCGCTTCTCGGCGCCCGCGAGTTGCTGATACTGCTGCTGGGCGGACGTGGACATGTCCGAGACAGCACGCTTTGCGGCGGAAACTGCGGAGTCGAACTGCGACGTGTCGACGGTTACATCGATGCGCGCAGTACCGATGGCGGCGTCTGTCATTGTTTTTCCTCGGGCAACAAAAAACCCGCCAGAAGGCGGGTCTATGGGCGTCACTGAATTGAAGAGGGGCTACGTGCCCGCTCGGGCATCGAGCCAGAACCGAATACACCACACGGCGAGCACAACACCAGCGCTCGCCAATGCGATGACGGTAAGCCATGATGCGCCAATGCTGCTTCCCGGTTTCTGTGGGACGAGAGACGGCTGAGGAATAGGGGCCCCGCACCCTGGACACGCGGCGGCCTTGTCGCTCACCTCGCGGCCGCATTCCGTGCATTTGATCAGCGCCATGGTTCCCCGCCCCTTCTGTTGACGGGCGGATCGTAGCAGGATCGCTACCTGCTGGCCTCCGCGAAGTGCGCCATGGCTGCCGCTTCGATCACCCGGATTCCTGCCATCACCTCCTCTCGGCGGTCTCCCTCCAGCCCCTCGCGGTCCAGCTCCCGATGCACCTCTTGGTAGTCCAGCCCTATCAGGCCCCCGGCGCTGCTGCGCCACTGGGTGGAGACCCGCGAATAGATCGTGATCGGCAAGGCGCACTCCGGCCACAGCTCAACCTCGGGCGCGGTGAAGTGCTTGGCCTTGAGGCCGGTGCCGGCAAGCTCGGCCTCGGTGGGGGCGCGCCAGTACAACGCCCCCACCGCCTCTGTCAGTTTCCCTTGCGGGCCACCTGGATCGCCTGGGCGTAGCCATGGATGATCGCCGTGTCGAGGCCGATCTGATGCTGCAGGGCGGTTTCCACGCCATCGGTGTCCAGGTCCACGTCCGCATCCCACTCGACCACCAACTCCAAGACCGCCTGTGCCGGGGTGATCTCGCCGGCGGCCAGCTTGTCCATCAGCGCCTTGTAGTCGTCCTTGAGCTGGTGGCGATACGTCAGTTTCAGCTTCTGCTCGCGGCCCTGCCCCACGATGGTCAGGGTGGTGCCGAACGTCTCCGGTGCTTTGACCTTGAACATCAGGCGGCCTCCACCAGCGTGGAATCGGTCAGTGCGGTGAACGTCATGGTGTTGCCCATGGGGTTGTTCGCCGTGATGGTCGGATCGCCGTCAAAGGACATGTACCCGTAGCGGTACAGCGTGTCGCCGCCCGGCAGCTTCGCGCGCAGGATCAGCGGCATGCCCTTCGCATCCGCCGCCTTGGCCGCTGCATACCACGGCAGCGTCGGGTCGAAGTACAGCGGCAGGGTGAGTACCTTGGCGTTCTTGAACGTCGGGATCTGGATCTGGCGGCCGGTGGGATCTTCCATCAGGGTGCCGGTCCAGTACTGCTGGTCACCGCCGGAGGTGGAGGCGTCGCCCTGCTGGGTGAAGTCGATGAAGTCGCCGGCCTTCTGCAGGAAGCCCGCGCCGCTGGTGCCCGGGAACAGCACGGCGTCGGTAGTATCCAGGCCGGTCAGCGGGACCGCGCCACCGGCGGGGGTGCCGGCCTGCGATACCACGTTGTTCAGGAGCGGCCAGCCCGGTACACCGACCAGCACGATGTCGCCTTCATCGACGGCGCCGGCTGCCACGCTCGCCAGCGGCGGTGCCGCCTTCGAGAACGCGGTGACGGGAATCTGGGTGGGGATGATCGGCGCGAAACCGAACTGAGTGCCCTTGGGCATCTTGAGAGCCATTCGTACATACCTCGCTGGGGTCAATAAAAACCCGGCGCGAGGCCGGGTGGTTGGGGTTAGTGCTGGGTGGATCGGTCAGGGGTCGGGGTACCACAGCCCGAAGTCCTGCCGGGCCGTGTACTTCTTGATCGCGTCGGTGTATCCGGACACCGCGGCGCCCAGGGGCTCAGACTTCGGCATGCCGGTGCAGATGCTGTCCTCGATCCGCCGCATCAGCGTGTTCGCCTGCGCGCGCGTGTCTGCCCAGAGGGTGATCTGCACCCGGGCGTGCTTGTGGTCAGGCATCGCGCCCTCGCCGAACCACAGCGAGCGGCCGCCCACCTGCTGGTAGACAGCGCACGGGTATTGCGGGCTGTCCGGTGGCACGTCCGGGTAGAACCAGCCGTCCAGGAGTGGCGCCAGCAGGGTGGTCAACTGCGGCTCATAGCTCATCGTCGCCTCCCTTGCCGGCCAGCAGCTCCGGCAACCGCGCCCGGCCGCGCTCGATCATCGCCACCTTCGCCCGCTCCCTGGCTGCATCCAGAGCCGGCCGCAGGAAGGGATCGGCCGGCACCCACTTGGGCGTCGCCAGCGGCGCGCCCGTGTACCACTCGCCGTCCTTGCCCTTGTAGCGCGCATGGGTCTGCCAGTGCCCGAACTCGACCAGGTGCCCGTGCGGCGCCGTCTTGGCGTTCCAGCTCACCGCGTAGACCTCGGCCTTGTCGGTCGACGCCTTGTCGCGGTACGCCAGATAGATCGCGTCGCGCAGCTGGCCGGGCCGCTTGCTCCCCTCGCCCACTGGCGCGCGCGCCTTGGCCTCGTCCCGCAGCACCTTGCCGCCGGCCACTGCCATGGAGCGCGCCAGCTGGTGGCGGACATCGGTGAGCAGGTCCAGGCCCCGCACCGCATCGCTGAAATCGACGTTCGCCTTGATGGTCATCCGCTGTTCCCGCCTTGCTCGGTGATGATCCACGCCGCCGTGCGGTCCTTCATGTCGCGGGTGGCGCCCTTGATGTCGAACACCAGCCCGTCGTAGACGATCCGCATGCCGGGGTTGATGCCCAGCCGGCCGACAACTTCGAAGCGCACCAGGAAGCTATAGCGGGCGATGGAAGCGGGTGCGCCGGCCTGCAGGTTGGAGCGGATGGCACCAAGGCCAGTCTCGCCCGCGATGCCGGCCATGATCTCCTCCACCAGCTCCCATCCTTGGTTGGGCTGGCCCCAGCTGTCCGACCCGGACGCCGGCCGCTCGACGCGGACCTTTCGGTTGAGCTTTCCTGCGCGCATCAGAATGCCTTCCTGTACCAGAGCAGCCTTTCGACGCCGAACTGGACTTCGGTGGATACCTCGCCGATGACCACCGCCTCTCGGTTGGCGGCCCAATGGCCCACCAGCAGCAACGCGGCCTGCATCACATCCGGCTCGAGCTTCATTTCATCCGGCCCGGAAGGATCACCCTCGACCAGCTTCCGGTCGCAGTGCTGCTCGACGTGCGCCAGCGCAGCCGCCACGTACTGCTGGAGCAGCGCATCGTCCACGTCGGCGACGACGTTGCACTGTTTCCGCACCAGCTCAAGGTCGAGGGTGACGGCCATCAGGAGGGCTCCTTGCTCTTCTGGGCCTCTTCCAGCGCCGCGGCCAGGCGGGCAATGCCCCAGCGCCGGTCGAACTCAGCGCCGGCGGCCTCGAGCTGCTGGATCAGCTGCTGCTTTTCGTCACCGGTCGACTCGCCTGCCGCAGCATCGTCGCTCGCGCCGGCTTCCCCCTCGTCTTCCGACTGCCCCTCTGCCGTGGCCACACCATCGCCGGCCGGGGAGCCGCTCGTGTCCTGCTTGGTTTCGGTCGGCTTGGCCGGCTTCGCTTCCTTGGGCGCCGCGCCGGCCGGGAGTTGCACCACCAGGCCCTTGCCGATCAGGACGTGGGCATACTCGGGGTCGACGCCTTCGAACACCTGCCCGGCCTTCACGTCCGCAGACGTGGCCTTGAGTTTCGGGGCGTCGCCGCGGAAGCCCCACAACGCTTTGATCTTCATCTTGCTGCTCCGTAGTGAGAAGAGGCCGGCGCTAGGCCGGCCTCCGTGTGGCATCAGGTCTGCGGCTTGAAGCGGCCCTTCACGAAGGCCTCAACACGGCGCTTCGCCAGGCCGAGGCGCTCTTCCACCAGCAGCACGCGCTGGTTCTTGACGAAGTCGTCGTTGATCATGCCGACCTTGAACAGGAAGCTCATGCGGTCGTAGATCGTCGCGCCGCGCTGGAAGTTGGCGACCAGGAACTCACCGCCGGTCGTGGTGCCATCGCCCTCGTCCATGCTGTCGGAGGCGACCACCGGGCGGCCCCACAGGATCGGGGTGACGAAGCCCTGCAGGTTGGCGAACAGGTAGCGGTTCTGGCTGTCCTTCTCCAGCTCGATGTTCATCCAGTCCAGCTCGGTCATCACCGTGGCGTCGGCCGAGAGCTTGGACTGCTTGCGCACCTGGTAGATCGCCCGGCGGACGGTGTCGATGGACGTATCGCTGGTCTTGGACAGCGCGTTATCGAACAGCGTCGCATCGGTCATCAGGCCCGGCAGGTTGTTACCGACGCCGTCGCCCTTCAGGATCTGGACCTCTTCTTCCAGCTTCAGGTCGTAGCGCAGCAGCTGCTGCAGGTAGCCGTACAGCTGCGGCACGTCGTCCAGCGCCTCGTCGGTGACCGGAATCCAGACCGCCAGCTTCTTCACCAGGTCGGTTTTCTGCTCGAAGGTGACGTTGCTCTGCGGCTTCGCCGTGCCCTCGCCGACGGCGCCGGCGCCACGGGTGTGCAGCTTCTCGCGGAAGTAGGTGTAGCTCTGGCCAGTCACCGGCACCGACGGGATCAGGTCGCGGATGCGCAGCTCCTGGCGGATACCCGGCTGGATGGTCGGATCGTAGTTCGGGACCACGATGCCGGCGCTGGTGACCGCCTTGGTCTCCTGCATGGCCGCCAGCTCGTCCTTCTTGATCTCGATCTCGGCCGCCGACTTCTCGCGCCCCATCAGCGACTTGTACTCGTCGTTGCCCTTGATGAAGTCGATGAAGCCCTTCTTCTGGCCCGGCTGGTTGCCCAGGCCGATGCCCTTCTCTTCCAGCTTGAGCACCTTGTCGACCACCTTCTGGATTTCGCCGGTGGCGTTGTCGATCTGCTTCTTGAGGTCGGCGCTGACCTGGTTGCCCTGCTCGATCTGCTCCGAGGCGGCGTCGTACTTCTTCTGCAGGCCGGCGAAGCCGTCCTTCAGCTGCTTCTCCAGGCCTTCGCGGATCTCGCTGATGTTGTCGCTCATTGGGTGGTTCCCTTGAAAATGGATTCGATGGTTGTGCCGAGTTGCTTCAGCTGCTGCACGGTCTCCGTGTCCCCGATCCCACCGTCTCGGTGGATCGCAGGAAAGCCGAGCGAGGCGACGGCAGCCGCCTCCTTCTGGGACAGCCCCATGCGCTCGCGCAGGGCCGATTCGAAGGTGCGAACGTCAGACTTGACGCTCATCACCTGTGCTTCTGGGTTCATGCCGAATGGGACGACCGAGGCCTCCCACAGTTCGGCCTTCTTGATGACGCGCACCCGGCGCCCATCCCGGGTTTCGATGGCGTCCTCCAGCGTGTTGAATCCGACCGACATCTCATCGAGCGTGCCGGCCTTCATCAGCTCATAGGCGTCCTTGGCGTAGCTGACGTTGAGGTTGACCTTGCCTTTCAGCAGCAGGCCATTACCGTCTTGCTTGAACTCGGCATCGCCGATCAGGCGGGTCAGGTTGTGGTACAGCGCCAGCCGCAGGCGGCCGGTGCGCGTCGTCTTCACCTTGACGAAGGCGCCGGGCAAGATGAGGTCCTCGCCCAGGTCGATGTTGTTGAACACCGAGGCGTAGCCTTCGAAGTTGCCGGCGTCGTCTGCCGACTTGACCTCGAACGGGCAGGCGTACTTGCTAAACATTGGCGGGGTCTCCCGTTTTGTCGTCTGTGCTGGAATCGGGCTTGTTGCTGGTCCACCGGGTGACCTGGTTGTACTGATCGCCGTCGAGCACGGGCAGGTTCTCCTTCACCCGGACCTCGTTGATCGTCATCCACCCGGAACCGCCCGACCCGCCGAGGGCGGTCTTGTAGTAGGTGGACCGTGCGCTGCTGTCGGCGCGAAGCAGGCCTTCAACGACCGCCTCAACGAACATGTCCGTTTCGGTGAAGAGCTTGTCGTTGATCTCGCTTTCGAGTGCGTCCAGGTACGGCTTGAGGCCGAACGTCACGAAGCCGCTGGTCTGCTGCTCCAGATTCGAGCCCAGCACCGACGTGGAGCGCGCGCGGTTGGTCAGGTAGAGCGGCACGCCCCAGATGCCGGCCAGCGCCTCCTCTTGGAACTGCTGCGACTCGATGAACTGGCTGTCCTTCTGCGTCAGGCCCGCCGGCGTGATCGTCGGGCCGCCCTGCAGGATCGCCATCTTGCCCAGGTCGTCCACGTCGCCCTGGCGGATGTCCGGCAGCTTCGCCTTGATCTGCGCCTGCTGCTCCTTGGTGAGGAAGCCCTGGTAGATGATGTATCCACCCGTGAAGCCGCCCTTCCGCATGAAGCGCGCCGACCAATCCTGCGCCGCGCGCGCCAGGCCAATAGTCTCGGCCTGGCACTCCACCGGTGACATGCCAATGACGCCATCCGGGCTGAACAGCTTGAAATGCAGCATGTTCTCCGGGGACACCGGCGTTTCACTGCCGTTGATGACCACCCAGTAGATCAAGCCCTCGTCGGTGTCGATGCGGACGTTGTCCACCGCGACCGGGATCAGGCCGATCCATTGACCGTCGGTGTCGCGCTGGATGATGGCGAAGGCATTGCCCCGCAAAGCCATGTTCACCACCATGGCTTTGATGAAGTCCAGCCACTTGATGTAGGGGTTCGGCTTGCTAAGCAGCCGCAGCAGGCGGCGGCGCTGTGGGCTGGTGCCCTTGACGCGAGAGCGGACGCCGCCGGAGTCCTCGTAGAGCGGCCATGGCAGGCCGGCGGCCGACTCGGACAGGACTTTCACGCACGACCAGACGATGCTGACAGTCATCGCCTTCTTCGGCGTCACGCGGACGCCAGATTTCGTGCTGCGCCCACCGGTCGACAGGTCGACATCGACGTAGTTGCCCGTGGCCGGGTCGTCGTACCCGAAGAACCGCCAGCTAAGCGGGTTGTACCAGCGAAAGGTTGTCATCCGATCAGTCCAAAGAAGCCGTTCTCGAGGTAGTCATCAATGCCGGGTGCTTCTGCCGGCATGGCGTGTGCAGCGCCGATAGCCATGCACAGGGCTACCGCCGGGTCGATCTTGTTGATGGATCGCGCCTTGGAGAGCCAGGTGTTGTCCCACTTGTCGGACTCGATCACCGCCGACATCAGCGCCGATACGAGGACCGGGTTCCTCTTCAACCGGATGCGACCCTCCAACAGCGCCTCCTCCAGCAGGCGCAGCGATCCGGGCATCCACATGCCCTCCGGCGGCGGCTGCCCCGACTGCTCGGCGGCCTCGACCGCTGCATCCAGCGGCTTGCCCTTCTTCGTGCCGCCCTGCGGGTGCTCGGCGAACGTCAGGGAAAGCCCCACTTGCGCGGCTTCATCCTCGAACCGGCGGAATACGTACCGGTCGTAGGCCACCAGCCCGATGTCGTAGTCCTGACCGTAGTCGGCCAGCGTCTGCGCCACATGGCGGAAGCTGATGGTCCTGCCCTGCGGTGCGTGCAGGTGGCCGGCGTTGATCCACGTCCGGTAGGGGAGCTTGTCGGTCAACTCGCGCGCGGCCACCGTGTCGCCGGGCGTCCATGCCTCGATCCAGGCATCGAACGTCGGCTTCTCGACTACGCGCTCCTCGTCCTCCACCGTGATGGTCACCGGCACGCTGCCGGTCTGGACGACGAATGCCGCGGCGGTCAGGTCGCGCACCTGCGACAGGTCCAGGCCTGAGAAGACTCGCTTTCCGTGGTGCTCGGCGATGTCGAAGTCCGCCAGCGCCGGCTCCAGCGTCTCGCGCGTCATCCATGCGGTTTCCGCATCGGTCCATACGCAGAAGTTGAGCCGGAGAATCTCGTTGAGCTTGCCCGGAATCTGCTTGGCGAGGGACACGCGGGCCTGCAGGTACTCCTCGGTGATCGTGATACCGAGCAGCGGGTTTGCCTTCATCCAGCAGCGCGGGTCGTTCAGCGGGTCGTCGCCCTCGTCCAGGCCGCACACGAACGAGAATGTGCTGTCGTCAAGCGGCTCGCCGATGAACTTGGGGTCGTTGACGGCCTCCGTGTGTCCTGCGGCGACCCTGACCGCGTGCTCGTGCTCGGCCCACGCGATGCTGTTCCGGTCGCTGCCGGAGTTGGTAATCATGAACAGCAGGGGGGAGCGGCGGAACTTGAAGCCGTTCTCCATCATCTCGATGATCCGGCCGTCCGTCATCTCGTGCACCTCGTCCGCCAGGACAAAGTGCGGCCGGTAGCCCGAGCCGGTCTTGCCCACGTCGCGGGACGCGGGGCGGAAGTAGCTCTGCGACTTGTGGTGCGCGATGTTGTACTCGCGCCCCTCGCCGCCCGAGAACTCCAGCCGCTTCATCAGCGCGGGCGATGCCTTCACCATCTTGACCGCATCGCGGAACAGGATGCCGGCCTGATCCTTGTGGGATGCCACGGCGTACACCTGCGCGCCGGCCTCCTGATCGGCGCACAGGCCAATCAGCCCGATCCCGCCAGCCATCGGCGACTTGCCGTTTCCCTTGCCCTCTTCGATGTAGGCCCGGCGGAACCGGCGCGAGCCGTCGGCCCGCTTCCATCCGAAGATGCTCCCGATCTTGAACGCCTGGCTGGGATGCAGCTTGAACGGCTGCCCCTGGAACTGGCCCTCGCTCAGGCGAAGCACCTCCTCGAAGAACGCGATCTTCTTCTCCGCCGCTTCCTGGTCGAAGTACAGGCCACGCTCGGCGCCGTCCTCCAAGTCCTTCAGGTGCCGGCGGCAGGCATTGCGCACATGTGGGCCTGCGATGAACTTTCCGGCCAGCACGCCCAGCGGGTATTCGCTCGTCCGGCACTTAGAAGTGCTTTTCGTCCTCGTCGTAGTCCTCGCCGTCGCCATGATTGACTTTCGTCTCGTCCACCGGCGTGGCGCCCAGCTTCGACAGAAGCGAGCCCAGCGCCTGCATTGCCGATACCCCCATTTCGGGATCGGTTTCCATGCGAGCACCCAAGATGCAGACCTGGCGCAGCAGCAGGCGATGGCCTGCGTGCAGCCAGGGCATGTTCTCGACCTGCTCGCGCCACACCGCGATCTGCTCCTTCGTCATTCCCTTGTAGGGAGCGCCGACGGGCCGCGCCTTCTTCGGCGTCTTGCGGTCCTTGTGTCGTTTCGGGTTCTTTGCCGCCGCGCCCGACACCTGCGCCTTTGCTGCGGGAATCCTCGGATTCGCCATGAATCACCCTTTTCCGGGGTCGTCTCCCCAACTGTGGATGCGCGAAGAAAGGGGGACAGTCGGTCTAGAGGGCCGGGAATGGCATAAATTCACCCCCCCCCTGTGGAACGCCGCCGTGGAACCGAGTCACCCGGTGATCGGCCATCCCTCGTCGTCGCACCCTCTGATCTGCACCGCACCACGCTCTAGGCGCGCCTGGTCCGTGTTGTGGCAGTCGGCACACTGGCTGTCGAACGGGCCGTTCCAGAACATCTCCTCGGTCTCGCCGGGAGGATGTCCATTGGTGTGGTTGCACACCGTCGCCACCTTCACATGGCCCCGCGCCTTGCACTTGCTGCACAGCGGCTCGCGCTCTAGCTGTGCCTTGCGCGTGCGCTGCCAGCGTGCGGTCCCGTAGAACTGCGCGAACCTCGTGCCGCCTCGCTGGCGCCCTGGCCTCCTGCCCATCACGTACTCCTGCCCATGCGGAAATCCCGCAAGTGGATCGCCCTGCCCTGCGCGTCGACCATTGCCCCGTCACAACGAGGCGTCGCGCACATGGACATCAGCATCACCATCGTTCTCTCCGGCCCGGCCGCCGCTATTGCGGTCCTTGCCCTGTACCGGCTCGCTCGCCTACCTCGACGGCGCAACCGGCGTTGACCATCGCCCGGCGGGTGTCGATCAGCTCCCGTTGGAGCCAGCCAATCCATGCGTCTGCCCGGTCTCCGGCTGCAACAAGATGCGTCGCGCCTGCCCACCGAAGTTCGGCGGCAGCATCTTGTCCTCGGGCAATGCCCGCAGCTCCACCGGCGCCGGCTCCGGGCGAACCACAGGCCCACTCCGGCCGCAGCTGCACAGAACCGCGGCGCAGAGCAGCAGCAAGATCACGTTCGGCACGGTTCGCATCGTTGAGGGCCTTCTGGTAGCGGGTGTCGTTCTCGTGCCGGCTCTGGGCCAGCTTCTCGGATGCAGCGCGCGCCTTGGCGGCCACGGCGGCGGTAGCTTCGGCCAGCTGCTGCAGCGTCGCGGCGTGCTTGGCGTTCTCGGTTGCGCGGGCCTGGACCTCGGCCTGGTACTCACCGCGCCAGTGCGACCCGCCCCAGCGGTAGCCCAGCGCCACCAGCGCGACGGCCAGCGCCACCACGAGACCCCAGCGGATCAGGTCGGCATAAGGGCGCAGCGGATCGAGCCGGGCGAGGATGTCGGCACGGCTCATCCGAAAAACCCTCCCCACCAAAGCAGCGCAGCGCCCAGCGCCACCCCGACGACGGAAAGGTTCGCGTTGTACGTGCCGGTCTTGGGCTTCCCGTGCCTGGCAATGTCCGCGCCGAGCGAGACACCGATCAGCACCAGCCAGATGATTTGCGGCGCGCCCATGGTCAACCCTCCCCGACGCCGGTAGCGAGGCTGCCCGGAGCCACGTCGCTGGTGATTCCGCCGGTGCGCACGGCCTTGGTGATGTGGCCCATGACGGCGCTGGGATGATCGTTACGGTGTTGCATGTCCGTCTCCTTGTTCGGCCACGCACTTGGCGTGGCGCTCCTGTTGTCGGGTCCAGACGCCTTTGCAGCCCTTCGGCCCCCAGCTCTGGGGGAGCGAGCAGTCCCGGCCGCCCTGCTTCCTCCATGCCAGCAGCGCATCGCACGCCGCGCGGTAGTGGAACGCCTGGCCGGCGGGCGTCTTGGCCTCCACGGTCGCCAGCAGATGCCGGCGCATGCTCGACTGCCGCCAGTTGCCGATCCCGTACTGGCCGATGAAATCGACGTACAGGTCGAACTCGCCCTGGGTCAGGGACACGCCGGGGATGGACGCCTTGAAGCGCGCCTCCTCTTCTCGGTGGAGGTTCCGGGCCAGCTCGGCAGCACGCGCGCGGGTAATCGGCGCATCGGTCAGCCGCACCGGGCGGCCGTCCTCATACCGGGTGGAGCCGTGGCCGATGGTCGGCACGTCGCCTTTCGTCGGGATGTAGGGCTTGTGCACCACCTGCCCGTCAGCGCGAACGGCCGTGGGGCCGTCGCCCTCCTTCACCACCCAGCCCGCGAAAGCCGCGACACTGAGGGTCAGCCCCACCGCCAGCATGCGAACCGGGCCCGCCTTGGACTCATTCGCTGCGGCCATTGCGGTAGCTCTCCATCCGGGCGGCATGTTCGGCGGCTTCGCGCCGGTCACTTTCGGCATCGCGTGCGGCTTCGCGCCGGTCCTTGCGCCGGGTGTAGTACCACTGGATCAGCAGGCCCACGGCCATGCCAGCGATACCAGCGAAGGCAGCCAGATCACTCGCGGACAGGCCGCCGACGAATGCCGTGCTGCCACCGACGATGGTCGATACCTTGCCCACGGTGATGAGCGTTGCGTCTGCATGCTCTTGCACGGTCTTGTCCCTGTAGTTCGCCCGGTTCGGCATGTGGTCCTCCCGGAATTTGAAGCCCGCCGCGCCACCGGGACGGAGAGGCCCGGTCGGTACGGCGCAGCGGGCGGAAAAGAAAAAGCCCCGCCGTCGCCGGCAGGGCTTTGTGGTGGTTCACCAGGGCTTCCCCTGGGCGTTGCTATGCGGCGCGGCTAACAGCCAGGTCCAGCCGGGCGCCCAGCGCGCGCAGCGCGTCGGCGATGGTGTCGATCTTCGTTGCGTGCCCGAGATCCACAATCCGGTTCACCACCTGCGGCGATGTGCCCATCCTGCGGGCCAGCTCCGAAGGCGTCACGCCCTGGGCCAGCATCTCGTTCAGCAGCAACGCCTTCGCAGTGAAGCCAGCCGGCAGGGAGATGCCGACCTCGCCACGTCGAGGCTCCGACGGCGGCGGCACCGGCCGGCGGTCCTCGAAGTAGAACTCCATGGCAGTGGCGAGGGCATCGGCCGCCATCGCAATGGCTTCCTCCCTCGTGTCGCCCTGCGTGATTGCCTCCGGGATGTCCCGGAACGTCACCACGTAGCCGCCGTCCTCCGGCGCCAGTTTTGCGGGATACAGCATGTGCAATCAGATGATCCCTTGCGAGCCGAAGGCGCCGCCCCTTACCGGGGCGGTTCCTCCATTCCTAGCTGCTTGATGATGGCCTTCCGTGTGCCTTCCTTCATCTCCGCAGCGTGTCGGGGCAGTGTCGATTGCTTCCCTTGGTAGTACAGCTTGGTGTGACTGGCTCCTTCCTTCATCACCACGCCTTGGGACTGCAACCACCGCCTGAACTCGCTTGTTTTCATCCGCCTCCGTTGTTGTTTCGATGGAGGCTAGTTTACACACTTTTGCGTAAATGTAAACATTTTTGCTTAAACAATTCCGGGCTGGTGGGAGCCCTATACGCAAACGGCCCGCCGATGTGGCGAGCCGTCCGGAGGGAACTATCCCACCCTGCCTAGAACACTACCAGATCGTAGGCAATTTTCAATACCACCGTGCGCGCCTCTTCTTGCTGGGTGCAGCGTGCAGCAGCGCCAACGCTTCCTTGCTCAACTTTTCCCAACGTGGAGCACCACCTACTTCATCGCGGAACGCATGGTCCAGCTCGTCGCGGAACAGGCGTCCCTCCGATGCGTAGTCGAATCGGTAGCCCTCGCCGATGACGTAGCGCGACGCCCACGTCCGCCGCAGCTTTCGGAGCAGCAGCTTTGCCCGCGACTGGCTTCCGATCCACGCCCACTGAGCCGCCCATACTCGCTCCCGGCGCCGCAAGCTGCCCTCCGGGTCGCGGGACACGCCAATCCTGACGATCCCGTCGTCCCCGCAGGCCACGAACAGGTAGACGGCGTTGTTCGCCACATAGGCCATGCCGTAGCTGTTCATGGACGCCATGCCTCCAGGAACGCCAGACCCTTCTCCAGCTCCTTGCGGTACTGCCACACCGTCAGCTCTGCGCCGTAGACCGCCGAGACCGCTGCTGCCTTCTTCTTCTGCGAGCCCCGCGCGCCGGCGTACTCCTCGCGGACGATGAGGGCGCGCATGCGGTTGGCCCGGTACAGGCGCGACATCGCGCGGTCGATCCACCGGTACTCATCGGGCGAGCCGTGGTGGACGGCCGCGCCGCGGACGGCCGGCGACTCCTTGCACGGGATCGGGTCAACGAATTCCATGGGCAGCGCGCGCGGCTTCCCTTCTGGCGTGGTGAGCCCGGCGGCCAGCCCCATCAACATCCGTCGGGAACTACCGTCACGGGGCACGATGTCGCGGCGGACGCTCGCGGCTCGGGCTGCCTCCGCCTCTGCCGCGGCGATCTCCTGCGCCCGGGCAAGGGGGTGCTCGTCCTGGACCAGCACCGGCGCCCAGCAGTGCCCATGCTCCTGGTAGTGCCCCCAGAACTTCATTGTCTCCTTGAGCGAGGTCATCGGCTCGCTCCTTTCGCTTTCGTGGCGGTGGCGATGAATCGCTCCAAGCGCGCCGCCTTCTGCCTGGCGAGGGACGCGGCGTGCCGGAACGTCTCGGCCACGGTGGAGCGTTCCCGCCCGTACTGCGGCCGGTCGTACTGCCGCGCCTCCGCCTCCATCTGGTCGGCGAAGTCGCGCAGCGCCTTGGGTCCATCGGGGATGAGATCAGTCGTCATAGCCCCCCCCGACGATCTGGCGGCCCTGTCGTGCGCGCGGCGCCGCTGGCTTCGACCTGCGCAGCGTTCCCGCCTGCTCGGCCGGTGGCGGTGGCGGCGCGTCCATCGGCGTGAACCGTTGCATGGCCATGTCGGCGTGCATGTAGAACTCGCCCAGCGCGCCGTTGCGGTGCTTGGCGACCTTCGCCTTGACCGTGCTGCGGTCGGCCTTGTTCGGCCGATGCAGGAAGATCACCACGTCCGCGTCCTGCTCAATCGCGCCCGAACCGCGCAGGTGTTTCAGCTCCGGCTCGTCGTCGCCATCGCGGTTCAGCTGGGAAAGTAGGATCACCGGAACCCGCAGTTCCTTCGCAAGCCCCTTGAGGGTGCGGGTCACATGCTGGATGCCCTGCTCCTGGGTGTCGTTCTTCGGCAGGTCGATGTAGGTCAGATAGTCGATGGCGATCAACGCCAGCGGCTCGGCGGCGCGCAGTTGTCGCGCGCGGGCGCAGATTGCCTCAACGGTCATCCCCGAGGCGTCATCCACGAACAACCCTAGTTTCTGGAGGCTGTTGAACGCCTCGCTGCTGCGCGGCCATTCGTCCGGCTCCATCTGCTTCGGCTGGCGGATGTGGGCGGCATTGATGCGCCCCAGATGGGAAATGGCACGGTCCGACAGCTGCTCGCCGGACATCTCCAACGATGCGAAGAGCCCAACCCTGCCAACGCCGGGGCTTGTGGCGTGGAGGAGCGATTGCATCGTGAACGCAGACTTGCCCACGCTGGGGCGCGCAGCGACGATGATGAGGTCGGTTTCCTGCCACCCGCCCAGCAGGTCGTCCAGCGGCTGATACCCGGTCGGGATGCCGGTCATCAGTCCGTCCTGCTCGTACCGGCGCAACAGCCCGGCTGCGGACATCCGGGCGAACTCGGAGATGTGCCGCGGGCCGGCACCAGCCACGCGCGGCTCACAGTCTGCCAACAGGCGGCGCGCGGTGGCGAACGCATCTTCCGGATGGGTCAGGTTTGCGATTGCACGGCCGACGCTCTGCAGGCGACGGAGAGCGTTCCGGCTGGACAGCTGGTCAGCGTAGTTCCGGATGAAGCGTGCAGAGCCAAGGCTGTTTGCTGAGATGTCGAGCGCGTGGTCAGCAAGCTCCGGGAAGCTCTCGCCGATGCTCACGGCGTCCGCGGGCTTGCCGGCCGTGATCTCCTGCACCAGCACCTTGAACAGATCGCGGTTCTGGCCGTTCTGGAAATCGCTCTCCAGCAGCACATCAGCGGCGCTCCAATACGCATTGCGGTCGCGGAGCATGCACGCCAATACCGCGCCCTCGGCGTCCCATACGGGGCGGCTCATTCCTGCACCTCGCCTTCGGCCGCGGCGAGCAGCACGTTCACGATCTGCAAGAACCGCTCATCATCCACCAGGGTCTTGAGCGACTGCTTCCAGCGCGCGTTCCGTGGATTCGGCCGGTCTCCGCGCATCCACGGATCTTTCAGGCACTCGGTGAAGTACAGCCGCCAGAACTCCTCCGGCTCGTACTCCATGCCGTTGTCGGCGCAGGCTTTCCGCGCGTCCTTGTCCACCTGCTGCAGGCGCCGGGTGAACTTCTGGTTCATCGCTCGGCAGGTGATGCACCCCTGCCGGTGGCCGATCAGCTCGTTGTACGTGTCGCGGATGACCTCGGGGGGTGTTCGCTCATCAACGTCATCGACAGGGCGATCCAGCGATTCCGCGTCAGCGGAAGCACCACCCTGGATCTTCTGATGGTTATATGACGGATTGGGTGCAGCTCCTGCACCCCGTTCTGCCGTCATTTGCACCCCGTTCGTGTCGTCATTTGCACCCCGTTCGTCTGCGCGGCGTGCAGCTCCTGCACCCCGTTCGGCGCTGGCGCGAGCGAGTTTCGTCATCACGATGTCGTAGCAAACCGGCCGGCGGTCGGGCCGCTCGATGTAGGCGGCGACGATCTTCTGGTTGCCCCTGCGGATCTGTCCGTCTTTCTCCAGAAGGTCCAGCTTTGCCCGCACCGTGCGGGGGGAAAGCCCGGTGTCCTCGCACAGGCGGCCAACGGATGGGAACGCGGCCCGGCCGTCCTGGTCGGCGTAGTTGGCGAGGCACAGCAGAACGTGGCGTGCGGTGGCGTCGGTAACCGATGCCTGATCGATGGCCCAGGCCATGGCTTGGATGCTCATGCGCCGGCTCCCTCTTGCAGCTCACACAGCGCCAAGGTGGCGAACACTTCGATGTGGCGCTTGGTGATCCACGACTTCGGCGCGACCTGACGCACCCATTCCAGCGCCTGGCGCGCGTCCCGCAAGTAGAAGTCGTAGTCGGGATCGTCGCCCTCGGGGTAACGCTCGCGGTCGAAGAACTCGACAGCGACGCGTCCATCCGGAAGCCGCTCGCGGAATCGAACAAGGGGGAACCGTCGCTCCCGCTCGATTCGCTGCATCACTTCATCGAGAACGTCTGCGCAGGGGCGCAGGCCGGGTTCGCGCTGGCCGCGATTTGACACAGGGGTGTTTTGGCGTTGCATAATGGCATCGGTCTCACGAAGCCTCGGCATCTGTCTGCCCGACAGCCGAGGCTTCGTCGTATCTGACGAATGGACCGCCGTAGCGGCCCGCCTCGCGCCAGACGCCCATGCACCCCCTGGGGTAACCGTGCATTGCGTGGTCGCCGTCCCTGATGCCCTCGCGCCCGATCCTTCGGGCGAGTTCGCGCGCGCATCGCGCGCCTTGCTGATGCTGCTAGGCAGCCGAGACGCGCTCTCCCTTGGCCGGGGACGCGTTCGTTATGTAGAGCTGGTGCAGGATCACAGCCGCCATCCCCTTTGGCTCCACCGTCCGGTCCTTCTTGATGTCGCAGATGGCGGCCGGGGACTTTCCGATCCGGCGCGCCAGCTCAGATGCCGTCCAGCCGCGGGCTTCGAGGCGAGCGATCAGCTCTTTCCAAGTGATGTCCATGAGGCGCATTATGGGATGCCAGAACACAAAGTTCAATGGCATCCAATAATGGTTTTCAAGAAGAATGGACTCATGAGCACTATTGGCGAACGGATCAAGGAAGCGCGCCAGCGCGCGGGCCTCACGCGGGCGGAAGTTGCCGCCAAGGCGGGGATTGCTTACCCGACACTGGCCGGCATAGAGAACGGCGACCAGCGCGGCACTACACGCCTGCCAGCGATAGCGAGCGCCCTGGGCGTCAGCTCGGAATGGCTACTTACCGGCAAGGGGGCGCTGGCAGGTCCGGAGGTAGATCCCAACGCTGGAGACTACATGGACGTCATCGGCTATTCCCAAGCAGTCGGGCTAGGTGCCGGCGGAGCGGAAGCCGTCGAGTACGCCGAGACGCACAGCCTCAAGTTCAAGAAAACCAGCCTTCGTAGGCGCGGCATCCTCAATCGCCCTCTCGCTGTCTACTACGGCAAGGGCGACAGCATGGAGCCTACGATCAACGACGGCGATGCCATCCTGTTCGACAGCTCAGATACCCGTGTCCGCGACGGCGCGCTGTACGTGATCCAGGTCGACGGCGCGGCCAACCCCGAGTACTACGTGAAGCGCGCCATGGTGCTCGACGGGCTCGTCTATTTCGCCAGCGACAACCCGGCAGGCGATCACGATTGGCGCAAACCCCGCCGCATGGAATCGGATCGCCATCCCATAACGGTGATCGGAAAAGTCCACTGGGTCGGCGGCTGGCGCGAGTAGCTTAACGCGTTAAGAAAATTTCTTATGGCATCCCATTGACCAGGATTTATTGAATACCATAGCATTGCCCCAATCGCGCCGGAAGTGCCGGCGAAGGGGGCAAGACCATGCAGCAGCAGACCGCAGCAATTGAAGTCGGCCGGCGGATTCACTACCCCGGCGACGTGGCGAACCATTCGAGCGACGGCGTTGTCGTCGCCATCAACGAGCCGGCCCAGCGATTTGACTCCATCCTGTTCGACGGCCGCGTGCTTCGCGGCATCTCCTTCCGCGCCTTTACCGGCCCCCGCCCGTGGCTGACGCTGGATCGCGTGCATGGCCCGGCGCTGATCGATGCCATGCACCGCAAAGTGGCCGAGATCCAGGCGAATTGCGCCATTGAAAAGGCCGCCGCCGAACACGCCCTGCATGCCGCCGGCGCTGCACTGATCGCTGCGCATCCGCACCTGCAGGTCATCGACCCAGCGAAGCCGCACGACTCCAACCTGGTTGGCAAGAACCTGCGCGCCCTGCTGAAATCCGAAGGAATCAAGGCCAGCGTCCGCAAGGACGGCTATTCGGCCTACTACGTGAGGCTTCCCGCCGACGTGGACGCCGCGCGATTCGAGGAACTGTCGGGTCTGTGCCGGCGCTTCCAGGCCGGCAGCTTCGACGGCATGACCGACTCCTACGAGTACCGCCGCAGCGCGTGGACCGAGACGTTCGGCGGCGTCAGGTACGAGTTCGTCAGCCGGGAGCGCAAAGCATGATCGCCCTGGCCCTCACGATGCTGGCACCTGCTGCCGGCGGCGCGCTGATCCTGCACTTGTGGCAAACGCGCCCGCGCCACCCGAAGCCCCGGCCGCCGATGGCGGTCTACCGGCAACGCAGCGCGCGGGGTGAGGCGTGAGCCCGTCAGCGTTTGCGTCCTTTGCCCGGCTCGTGCATGTGGTTGTCGTTCACGGCGGCCGGAATCGCTTCGCGCTCGAGGCGCTTGGCAAGGTTGGTCAGCAGCACCTTGCCGCCGTCCGTGAACTGGATGATTCCGTCCTCCACAAGGGTGGAGAGCACATCGGATACCAGCTCGCGCCCGACGAGCCCCTTGGGGTGGGCAAAGCTCTGCTCCAGCCTGGAAGTGATTTCGGCGTTCAACGACCGCCCCGACTCACTGGCGGCCGCCTCCAAGCGTTCCCGAAGCTCCGGCTGCATGCGCAGTCCGAAGGGATTGATGGTCGCCGTCGCCGGCCTGGTCTCGGTCTTTTTCGCCATAGCTACATGATGAAGCTAAAAAACGCTTGACACCATGACTACATGGTGTAACTAATAACACCATGTAGTCACCAGCCATTGGAGACGACATGCAGGACCGCAAGCAACTGACCCGCGATACCAACCCGTTTGGTCTGCGGATGGACAAGGAAGTCCGCCAGGCAGTCGAGGTCAAGGCCACCGAGTTGGACCGCAGCCTCAACTGGACGATCAACCACCTCCTGAAACAGGCCCTGGGCCTCAAGGAACCCACCCCGTGACAGACCTCACCATCCTCTCCACCCGCAGTAGCCGGCCTGCCGTCACCATGACGAGCCTGGAGCTGGTCGATTTCATCAACGACTTCCGACGCGAGCAGGCGGCGAAGGCTGGCGCAGCGTTCCCGTCGAAGGGCTACGCCAGGCTGGAACACCCCGACTTCATGAAAAAGGTGCCGGAAGTGCTGGGGACCAATGCCGGAAATTTTTCCGGCATCTACCGGGATAGTCGAAACCGGGAGCAAGCCTGTTACATCCTCCCCAAGCGGGAAGCGGTCCTGCTGGCGATGAGCTACAGCTACGAGCTGCAGGCGCTGGTGTACGACCGCATGACGGCGCTGGAGGAACAGGCTGCCCGGCCTGCCTTGCCCGACTTCACCGATCCGGCGACGGCGGCGATTGCTTGGGCCGAGCAATACCGCGCCAAGACAGCGGCCGAGGCCCAAGCCGCCGCCCTGGTCCACGAAGTGGCCGCGCAAGCACCGAAGGTCGAATTCCACGATCAGGTCGTGCAGAGCGACCAGCTCCTGGAGTTGGGGGAAACGGCCAAGTTGCTGGGGACCGGGCGTACGCGCCTGTGCCGCTGGATGCGAGAGAACCGCTGGCTCAATCGCTACAACGAGCCGTACCAGGAAAAGATCGAGGCCGGGTTGCTCGACCTGAAATTCAGCAAGAAGTGGACGCACCCCGAGAAAGGGGAAATGCAGTCGATCACCACGATGGTAACGGGCAAGGGGCTGGCCCGGCTGCATAAGGAGTTTCACTTGATCGGAACTGAAATCCGAGCAAGCCAACGGGAGCCAATGCTTCCGGATTCCAAATCCGAAAGCTCAAAGGGTCAGATCTGAAATCCAATCCTTTTCACCCTGCGCGGCGCGCGCGGGCATGGATTCGCACGCTCGCATTCTCGCCGGCAGCAACACAACCCCACCATCAAGGAAACACGCATCCATGGGTAGGAAAAGCCCTACACAGCCGCACTTGCCCGGCGCAACCGTCCTCCGTGTGACGGCCGGCGAGACCATCCATATCGGCCCCGACGTGCAGGTGCATACGGCCCAGGCCGACGACGGCCACGCAGTTCTCTCCATCTGGGCGCCGCGGAATCTCAGCATCGACAGGGCCAAGAACTTTCGCCCCTCCCGAAACAGTGACGGCCAGGGCGCGCCAACGCCCCAGCCGTCTGCCAAGCAACCCCCTTCATCGACCAAGACGCAGGAGTAATCACATGGCGATGCAGACTGTAACGCAAGCCGCAGCAAGTGTGGACCCCATCGATCGACTGATCGCCCGCGGTGCCAAGGCAAGGCAGCTGGTGAACCTGTTCCCCCAACGCGCCAACTGGCTGGCCGAGCATCAAGACGACACGTTCCGCATCTGCTACCACGATGACGGGGGAAACGTCGTCGTTGAGCAAGTGAATGCCGTCCGCCTGCTCACTCGCGCAGAGGAGCTGGGTTGGAGCCCGGATCTGGAGGAAGGCTCAGGGATGGACGGCTGGCTGTATCAGCAAGCGCCGTACAGCCTCTATCGAGGAGTCCACTACTACGCCTCCGCCTATGAGGAAGATGAACTGTTGCCGCTGTGCTTGCCACCGCAGGCCATCCGGGCAGCGGCGGCACGAACCAAGCGCAGGGCGGCAAAGATGAGGCGCGAGGCGCAAGCGCTGAAACGCAAGCGAGATGCACTGAAAGCCAGGGAGGACGAAGCCGCCCTCCGCGTTGCCAAGAGGAGAACTCTGGAGCGTTGGACTGAGGACGAACTTGAACGCGCCAAGAAGGCAGGCGCGCCGATCAGTCGAGCCACGGCCAAGAAACTGGCACGGGAAGCCCTCGATAGGTTCTGCAAAGGGATCGAAGAGCGCATGACGGCCCTGCACGCCGGGCAGAAGATTGGAGAATCGGCATGAACATCGCCGGCAATACGGCGCTTGCGCGCCCGACCAAGACCCAGCACATCGCCTGCGACTGCTGCGATAAAGAAACCGACTACTTCACCAGCAGTCGCAGCTGGCGCGAGTTCGCCTTCGCGGGACTCCCCTACATCATTTGCCACGCTTGCGGCAGTGAGTTCGGCTGCGATGGACCGAGCCGCGAAGAGGCGACCAAGTTCATCATCCGTCGCGCTGCGCGCTTCGGCATCCAGTGGGAAGAGGCCGTTAAGGCGCAGCTGGGGTGGCCGGCATGAGCGCAACCATCATCCGGTTCCCGCGTTGGGCCAAGTTCCGCACCAAGGCGCAACAGGCCGAACTCAACAAGCTGTTCCGCCGCTGGAAGAAGGACAACCCGGAGTGGAGCGACCAGAAGGCGTTCAAGTTCGCCTTGATGACCGTGAAGCTCTCTGGAAAGCTCGCGGCAAGGTCCGAGCAGCTGCACAGGGAGCGCGCTGCTGCGGCCGTTGCGGCTGCAGGTGAACCAGCCGCGCGGAGGACTGCATGAACGTCATCCAGTTCCCACGCGCCCGCGCACTCCAGCCCCGCGCTTCCGAGGCAATGCCGGCCGGCTGGCCAGACGGCCAAGTCGGCATCGAACTGGATGGCCTGGCGCGTCTGATCCAAGACCGCGGGCAGACCTTCTACGTGTTCTGCACGTCGGCACCCGACATGGGGTTCCACGTCGCTCCCCCGGAGCTGGTGGTTCTCGCATCTGTGCAGACCGGGTGGACCCATCGGAGGTTCTCATGAGCGCCGACATCATCAACGAACTGCGCTCGGCCGCAACGACCCTTCGCACACCCACCGGTTGCGTGCTGCCGGCCCAGGACCGCATCACCGCCGAACTGCTGGACCGCGCCGCCGATGCGTTGAATGCGGCACAGGTGGGGCACGTCGCGGATGGCATCGGCTTTGGCGAGCTTCTGGCCGCCGACTTCGAGGCCGACACCATCACCCTGCGCATGGAGCCGGGCTATCAGGTCCGCGCCGGCAGGCATGGGCTGTTCCACATGCAGGGGGTGCAGGCACAGTCCGCCCCGCCGGCAGCTCCTGCGGCCCCCATTGCCCAGGTCCGGCCCAGCTGGAACGACGCCCCGGCCTGGGCGCGATTCGTCGCCATGAACGCGGACGGCCAGTGGACCTGGTACGAGAACCGGCCGTATCCGGAAACCGAGTTCCAGAGCGATGAGTTCTCTATCTGGGATGTCGAAGATGGCCGCATGCAGGACGTGCCGCGCACGCTCCGCTTCGACGGATGGGAAACCACGCTGGAGGAGCGCCCGACGCCGACGGCTTCGATCACCGTAGCCGGCGCCCGGTTGAACGCACAGCAGGCCGCGGACGCACTGCGGAAGATCAAGGATGGAGGAGAGCAGCAGTGACCAACTTCATTTCCCCGGTCGAGAAGATCGATCACCTGGTGCTCAAAAAGATCCCGACCGATCGCACCATCAACGTGGTCAAGGCAACACGCGATGGGCGCGTGACTCTGTTGCTGGCGAACGACGGCACGGTCTACAGCAGCCTGAGCGCGAAGGTCACCTACACGCTCGGAACCAGCGCCGTTCAGACCTCAACCATGCGGGCGCTGCAGCGGCTCGGCGTCATCACGAAGGAGCAGATGAAGCAGCACCTGGAGGCTGGCGCACGCCGCTCACTCCGCCGCGAAATGAAGTTCGCAGCCGACAACATCGCCACCCATACCAAGACGCTGGGCATCAAGTTGACGAAGGCGCAGCAGGCCAAGGTGGACGCGGCAAAACGCTGCAGCGGCGGCGCCGGGGTGCTCCCATGAAGTACCGCGTCATGGTGACCGGCTACGCCGGCATGCCCGACTTCGAGTGCAGCACGCACCGCTGGCTGCTCCTGGCCATGTTCGACGCCTGGCTGTTGAACATCACCAACCCGCACACCGTGCAGGCCTACGTCGAGGAGATCGAATCGTGAGCGAGAACGAGCTCAAGCCGGTGGCGTGGCAATGGCAGGATGAGATTGGAAAATGGCATCCAGTCCAATACGAAAAGGCAATGCAGCGCGGGGTCAATGGCTATAAGGTCCGCGCGCTATTCGACCACTCCGCCATCGAGCACCTGTCCGAGCAGCTGAACCACTACCGCATGGCGGCCGAGTCGGAGGCCGAACTGGCAGATCGGCGCCAGCAAGAGGTCGGCCGACTGGCCGAGATAGTCGCCGAGTTGCGCATCCTGCTGGTGCAGATCAACGAGGACGACGACGGCGACCACTACAAGAACCTGTCGGCCGGTGCCCTGGACCTGATCGATGAGGAACTGGAGGTGCCCCATGCCGGCTAAGAATCCGAAGGCCTACTTTCCGGGATGCGTCGCGCGGATCTCCTACAAGGCCGTGGACAGTTGGGCGCGCACGCAAGCGCAGCGCCATCCCGATCTCTGGCCCTACTTCGACACCTGGGAGGCGGCGCACGGCCACATGGTCCGCAAGGCGAAGGCCGACCTGGAACGCCGCGAGAAGGCGCTGGTCAGCGCGCGCAAGCACCTGTTCGCCGTCCTTGCGATGACCAACCCCGCCAGCCAGCAGGAGGGCAAGGCATGACGCCCTACGACCTAACCACCCGGAAGGGCTGCATGATGGCTGTCGTGGACATGCGGCAAAGCTGCCGTGTGCTTGTCACGTCCATTGAATCGAATGCGAGCGAGAGAAGATTGATCCGCCGGGCTATCCGCAACCTTCGGGCTCGTGGCTGCCAGTTGGCGGACCGTCGCGCAAAGGTCATGGAGAGAGACGCGGCGCTGCACGAGGAAAACAGCAGGCGCCTGCGAGAACACCTGCAGGGCGTCGGCGCCAAGCTGTTCTATTGCGCCGATGCCATTAATGCCAACATCCAGCAGGATGTGCTACTCGACCTGCTCAACGTCAACCCTGTGGATCGGTCAGACGTTGAGCCTGCCGACGGTATCGTGGAAATCGTCTACGCCCGTGCGCTGGAGAACTCTGCCGAGAACCGCAATAGCGAATGGAACAACAGCCCCATGTTCCAGGCAGCTCACTTCCACTTCTTCAAGGTGATGGACCGCGCCCCCGAGGTGCGGAAGGCCATGGACGAAAGGCTGTTCGGCCGCGGGGGGCTGCTCGAATTCGTGCCCAAGATGGTCCTTCAGCCCGACGGCTCGCTGAAACGCATGCCGCCGCCGCTGCGGATCGCCGATCCAGCCGTAGACGGAGGCGCCGGCAATGTCTGACCGAGCGATCGCCCTGCGGCTTGAAGATCTCCTCCCGATCTACAGCGGGCTGTGCGCCATTCCTGGGATCATCGCGGAGGGGCGCGTCCAGCGCGCCAATGAACAGCTGGGCGTCATCCGCGACTACGCCAAGACGTGCCGTGGGGCTGCCTACAACGCCTACGGCCTGGCCGAGTCTGAGACAGACCGGGACCATTTCTTGACCGTGCACAACTTCCTTGGCGCCATCTGCAGGCTGGTGGACCACGCCATCCACAAGATTACGACGGGGCGAGCGGGAACTTCCGACGCGCAGCTGGTCGCGGCCAAGGATGTCGCGCGCGCGATGATGCGGATCACCGTCGCGCGTGAGGGGCACGCAGGAGGGTCGAATGCGCTGCATTGACCGCCTGCTCTGGCAGATCACCGCCCGCAACTGGATGGGCTGGCCGACAGAGCGCCGGCACCGCCTGACGGGCCGATACCAGCACATCCGCTACAACGAGACCGGCCGCTGGAAGGACGGCCGGCTGCAACAGGAGGAAAGCCCCCATGGCCGCCGCTGAACATTCGACGTTCTGGCTTCTCTACGGCCAGTACGGGCCGATGATGACCGTGGAGAAGTTCCGCGAGGAGTTCATGCCGAAGCTCACCATGAAAACCCTGCAGAACTGGATCGCCAGGGGCGACGCCCCGCGTCCGGTGAACGGCATCATGGACGTGCGCGACGTGGCCGCATGGTGGGATGCCCAGCGCAAGGGCGAATGA